CTATCTCTGCTAATGTAGGAACTAAATATGAAGATTATGTAGATCTTATTTCTAACAATGGTGAGCCAGGATTTATTTGGCTAGATGTTGCTCGTAACTTTGGTCGTCTTGCAGATCCTGCAGATGGCAAAGATTATCGTGTAATGGGATTCAATCCATGTGCAGAACAGCCACTTGAATCTTATGAACTTTGTACACTTGTAGAAGTACATTTAAACAGACACAAAGATAAAGAAGATTTCTTACGCACACTTAAGTTTGCTTATTTATATGGCAAGACAGTTACTCTTGTCCCTACACATTGGCAGATTACAAATGGAATTATGCAGCGTAATCGTCGTATTGGAACATCTCTTACTGGTATTGCGTCATTCTCTGATGAGCATGGTTTGCCTACCGTTCGTGACTGGATGGATGAAGGCTATAAGACAATTCGTAAATATGATCATGCATATTCAGAATGGCTATGTGTTCGTGAATCAATTCGTGTAACAACTGTTAAGCCATCAGGTTCTGTTTCACTTTTGTCTGGTGCAACTCCAGGTGTTCATTGGGGTCCAGGAGGAAATTATTTCCTTCGTGCAATTCGATTTGGAAATCAAGATCCAATGATTCATTTGTTCAAAGCAGCGGGGTATAAAATGGAACCAGATCTAGTATCTGCTAATACAACAGTTGTATACTTCCCAGTTCATTCAGGACACCCACGTTCTGAGAAGGATGTAACTCTATTTGAAAAGATTGGTCTTGCTGCCACTACTCAGAAATACTGGTCTGATAACGGAGTATCTGTAACATTATCATTTGATAAGGAAACAGAAACAAAGCACATTGCTCCAGCGCTTCATATGTATGAAGGACAACTAAAGGCAGTTTCATTTTTGCCAATGGGTAACATGACATATCCTCAACAACCATATACTCAAATAACACAAGAAGAGTATGATTCATATGTAGGAAAGATCAAGAAGATTAATTGGTCTGCTATTTATGATGGTATTGATAATCTTGAGGCTCTTGGCGAAAGTTACTGTACCACAGACGTATGTGAGATAAAAATAGCGTAAATGCTATAATAAAGGGTAAGGAGTAATATGTCCAACCCGTCTAACTTATATGCAGAAAAGGTATATGCAGAGCATCCTACTGTATTGTGGGCTTTGGATGATGCTGCTGACTATATCAGTTTAATTACTGAGACAGAGCGCAGTTTTACAAGTTGGACCTTAACAAATGCGACAGCAGCAGTAACAAGCGCTCCTTCAACCGAACCTTTTGAAAGCAGCGTAGTAAATAGGCTTGCGATTACAATTCCAGCCAATACAAGTTTTACCGTAACCTGTATTAGTGATGATCTTGTAAATTTTTCTAATCTAAATGCTGACTTAGGTACATTTGCTGTAGGAGGATACTTTTTTGATTCCAGCGCACTTTTGCAATCTGTAGCAATTGGTTATGAATACACAGATACAACTACAGCACTAGATGTTCAAAATCTTAATACATTCAATACAAACCTAAACGCAGCGTGGGGATTTGTATCTGGAACATTTGAAATACCAAATGAAAATACAACAATGAGGGCTGTAGTTAAAGCAACATTTCAGGGTGGAGCATCTACATCAAGCACATATATTTACTTTAATGGAATTACAGCGGGACAATGGTCCGAAGAGCATAATACTAAATCTTTGGGTATTCAGCCAATATCAATTACATCTGCAATTGCAATTACCACTGCAGAGGGTGTAGAGGCTGAAGCATATGGTCTTGGTGGAGATCATGGATATTATTTAATAAATGATAATTCTTTAGTTGCAAGAAATTCTGGAATTCCCATGGTCTATGGTGCGAGTGGAGTTACAATATTAAAACCAAACGTCTCTGGAGAACCATCTTTGATTATTCCAGGTAAAGGATTTTTAAATGAATCTGGTAGACACAAAGAATATACAGTAGAGTTTTGGGCTAGAATAAATTCTAGTGCTACAACTCCTAAAAGAATCTTTGGTCCTATTTCCTCATCTGATGGTCTTTATGTTGAAAGTGGTTTTCTCACGCTTGTAATTGGTAAAACATTTGCTTCTCACTTCGTAGGCGAATGGTTTAGGCCTATGCTTATTCATGTTAGAGTTATTAGAAATAATGCGACGGTACTTATAAATGGTGAAGAAGTAATTAGCCTAAATATATCAACAGACGATTTAGTATTGCCAAGTATATTGGATAATTCAAATGATAACCAGGACTGGCTAGGCTTTTATTCTTATGCAGATGTTGATCCAGTAGAAATAGACTGCATAGCAGTTTATCCATACCAAGTTCCAACACCTGTTGCAAAACGTAGATGGGTTTATGGTCAAGGTGTTCTTTCTCCAGAAGGAATCAATTCTGCTTATGGAGGAACATCAGCATTTATAGATTATTCTTTTGCAGACTATACAGCAAACTATACATATCCAGATTTTGCAAGTTGGAGTCAAGGATCTTTTGACAATCTAACAACAACATCAACATATATAGGAACACCAGACTATCAACTACCTACAATTTTCATAGATGGTGAGGTCTTACAAGATCTCTATGATGATAATCAAACTATTCAGGCTGGAGCAAATAAATTCTTTACTTTTAGACCAACAACAAGTTGGAACTCTGTTCATTCATATTTTAACTTTAATAACTTTAATGTTTTAGCAGAAGAAATAAAATCTGTATACGGTGTTTTCAGCAATGATGATGTTACTTCAATAAATCAAACCTTGTTTAAAATATATAATAAAACAAATGGCAATTATTTCCAGGCAGTTCAAGATGATAATGAACTTGTTTACAGTTTGTATTATAACGGAGCAAGTACATCTTTATATACATATAGCACTATAGCAGTTGATCAGATATTTGCAGTTGGTGTTAATATTCCAGATTTGGTTTCTAGATTTGGTGGAAATGTTGCATCATTTTTTGGAAATAGAAATGGGCTAGAACTATATGTTGCTGGAGATAGTGTTTCTGCAAATACATTTGAGGGTAATATATATTCTTTTGGACTTTCTACAGCATTAAATGCTAATGAATCCGATAACTACTTTAGTAATGGTTTTGCTATAGCAACATCTGGACAGTCTTTAATATCATTTACTGCAAGTTATACACTATTGCCAACAGAAGCCTATGACTCATACTTTTTAGATATTGGAGTTGCTGGATATTGGGAAGATTATCTTCCGCTATCATATTTTGCTCAATATGTACAAAACGATATTGGGAATCTTTTTTATGATTTAGACTTTTTACAATTTAATATTGGATATCCGTCTCCATCAGATCTAATAGAGCAGGCATCAACTAGTGCATGGACATACCAAGATTTAAAAGATACATATGAATTCCCAGTTCAAAGAACATATAACCAATTAGATAATTATCTATTTACTGGTTGGGAAGATTATGCTCAAATGGCAGGGCAAACAGACAAGTATTATGAATACGATACTGAAGATGCATCAATAAGAAGTTATATAACATTTCAATATATTACAGATGGGGCAAATGCTCCAAGATCAGACTTTACTGTAACAAGAACAGCAAGAGAAGGATCTATAATTGATGTTTCTCAATTTACAAATTGGCAAACAACTAAATTTGAAGTTGTTGATAACACATTAATATATCCATCAAAAAACGTAGACTTTAATGATCTTGCAATTGTTACTCATCTTGATTTTAATATTCGTGGTATTTTAAGAAAGCCACTAAGGCTGCGTAGACTTGAACTAGCATCACAAGCACTAAATGATAACTCGTTTAACCCAGTTGGAACTCGTTTTGGTGTTGATATATTCCCATATAAAAAAGCGGGAATTTATTATGACTATAAAGCAAAAAATCCTTTTAGCATATATAAAGGAAGCACACCATACCTATATTTAAATAAGAGTTCTGGTATTAAGGTTCGTGGAGAATATGATCCATTAGTAAATAGAGGTTTGTCAATACCAGTAAATAAAAATACAGCAGATAACTATCGTGTAAGTGCATTGCAGATGTGGATGAGATATGATGAGCGTCAATTCCCAGAAACAGCAGTAGAGTTATTTGATATTAAATATCGTACCGACACCATTAAGTTTTATTTTGTTGCAGATAGCGAGACTGGAGATCGTGCAAGAATATATGCAAAAAGTTTAGCCACAGGAGCAGATTTTAATGGTCTATCATATTATTGGAACGGCAAACTTGTAAGAGAGCCTGTGGTTACAAGAAATGAGTGGGGAGTTCTTGGTATTGGATTTACGAATGCATTGAATTTTGATCTATTCCTAGGATCAATAAATCTTAATGGGCAGTTTGTATTTAATAACGTAGCATTTTATCAAGCCAATAATCTACAACAGGTTCAGAGTACGCTTACCCGCCCATGGCAGCAGGTAATAACAGACGGTATAACTAACTTTGACTGGCAGTACTGGCTAAACTCTTCTACATGGGAAGGTGTTTTGATTATTGGATCTTCTGACCTATATGGAGTAAACCCAGTAGACGTTTATCAAACATATATTGGAACTAATAAGATTATTTTTGATGATAATGAAGGTTTGACCATAGATGCTGATAAGTTGAAGGTTTATGCTGATACAACATGGACAATAAAGGTCGGTACACCAGTATAATCTGCTATACTTATGGATATGAGTAGTGGAAAATTGCCAAAAGTTGGTAACGTCAGGCGCAAAGTTATAGAAAAAAACTACGCTTGGGGTCTTTATGTGTACAAAAAGTCTAATGGTAAATGGTTTACCGACGGACAGGGTAGCGTTTTAAATATTCCAGCAATGCGTGGAGATCTATCTAAAATTGCTGAATTAAAGAAAGCCGCCATGTATTATGGCGATGAAGGTGATGGGGAATGCATCTTTGTTCCTGGATTAAATCGAGTAACCGAAGAACAATATTCTGAGATGGTAGATAGAATGAAACAGGGTTTAATTCCTAATGTTAACGATCTTGGCGCTGTCTATGATGCTCAACAAACCTTAAAGAAACATGGAAGGGATGCTTACGACAGTGAGTGAAAATTTTGATTATATTCAGGCAAGTCTGAATACACAACAGAAAGATCCAAACCAGTTTGCAGGGCTAGATCCTTTTGCAAAGTCTTGGGACGATCTTAAAGGTTTAAATGGAATTGATAATAACTTCCGTCGTAGAACAACTAGAAATCTTACAAAGGTTGCATCTGAAAGCCCTGCTTATTTAGAATCTGCTGGTGCTACGCCAATGGGTGACGGTAGTGGATCAAAACAACTAAATGCTGGCACGGTATACAGAAATGGCTATGGACTATTCGATGTAATTACTCCACCATACAATATGTATGAGTTGGCTAACTTTTATGATACAAACTTCGCTAACCATGCTGCTATTGATGCTAAGGTAGAAAATGTTGTTGGTTTGGGATACCGTTTTGATATTACAGATCGCACAATGCTTAGTTTTGAAATGAGTGACGACGAGGGCAAGGTAGATAGAGCAAGAAATAGAATTGAACGAGCAAAGATTATGCTTCGTGACTGGCTTGAAGGCCTTAACGATGATGATTCATTTACAACTACGATGGAAAAGGTTTATACAGATCTACAG